TCATGCTTTAACCTATCGACGTGTTCATACTTCCTGTTTTGCATTTGCCGTTCAAGAATTGGTGCGCGTACTTCCCCCTCATACCTGCGCAACGCGTCAAGTATTTCGGCGGTCTTCAATCGTTCGTATAGCTTACCCATTTTGCCTTGAATAATCATGTCAAAACAAGTTCGCACCTCTTCCAATTTCAATGCAGGGAAATCTTCTACAATGGCTCGACAAGTCATAGTCAACTCTTCGTCTGTTGATAGGGTCTTGTTTGCGTCAACCATTTTGCACAATCTACCTACCTCTGTTACCAACCACAACCGCACGCCCTTCTCATGCACTTCGTCTACCTTCATAGCCGACTTTATGTTTGTGCCCTTTGTCCAAGCGTCCGTAGGTGTGACCCCTGCAATTTCACCCATTAACAACGAAGTCGATTGCTCCGTCAGTTGTGAAGTTGCCCGCGTCAAACCCGCGTGACTTTTGTTTCCATTGTTCTGCATTGCGTTTCCAGTTTCTAGCGGCGGCCTGCCAGTCCTTTATAGATTTGCCGCGCCCTTGTTTCCATCCATTGCTTTCGTAGTAGTCAACAAATTTATCTGCTTCGTGTGTGTCCAATCCCAATTCATTAAAGTAGATATACACTTCTTGACGTGAATTTGGCTTTGCCCTACTAACTTGTTTTCTAGGTTGTTCTCTACTTTGTATTCTATGTAGACATTTTGGCGACCCTGCCTCGCCATTTTGTCTACCCTGCATAGACAAATTGTCTAGTCTGCTTAGACACTTACGCACCCTGCCGTCTGTCTTTACTTCTATTAAGTCGCGTTCTTTCAATTCCGTTATAGCCCGCGATACGCTGCGTTGGCTTACGCCGTACTCCCGCGCTATCGTTTCATTGCTCTTAAAGAAGTACGAATGGTTGCCTGTAAACGAATGTATATCTGCCCACAACAACTTAGCTATTGCACTCATGTGTGTATTCAGTATTTCCACTGGTAACCACAACCCCTTAAATTGTCGGGTTACCTCGGCAGGTACTTTGTCGTGTTGCATCTTTTGTTTAGTTCTTCTCCTAATGCCCTGATAAGGTGACTATACTTAGAAGTCAGGTTTACGTCTTTCTTATTCTCTTGGTAGGCAAACCTAATCAATAGGTGTTTACGCCACTGCTTCAGTTCTTCAACCCCCATTGTTGATATGTCTAAGGTCGCTTTCACGCTGTTGTATAATTTCTAAAATAGTGTTTGCATCTAATCCCGTTTGAACTACCATGTCTTCCAAGTGGTACAGAAAGCGTCGCGGGTCTTGTTGATACCAACGTGCCGCCGTCCTCACTCCTAATCCAAGTTGACGCTCCATGTTTGCCTGTGACCCATAGTATTTTTTGATAAATGCGTTAAATGTCAAGTTCATCTTTAATCATATTCAATGTGCCTATAAGGTGCATCGCGCCTTCAGCAACTTTGTTGCAATAACTTTCCCAATCTTGGTGGTTGGCTGCTCCCTGTAATGAAGTCACGGCCAACTGCATAGCCCAACGTACGTCGTCTTCGTTTACGCTATCTGCTAAATACTCTCCGTTAATTAGTACCATTAGAACGGCAAGTCTTTATCGCCGTGTGCAGGTGCATCTACGGGCGGTATGTTTTCTGTTGACACGGCTTGCGCACGTTGCGAAGTCTGTTCTTTGTAGATACCTCCCCATGTATCGAAGTTGTCGTGCATTGACTTCAGGTGTTTAGCTACTCCCCAAATGTCATACAACGTTACTTTGTCGGGCGCTGTCGTACCATGAAACAGATATTGCTGCGCTTCACGTATAGCCCACTGGGTGACAATGCTTTCTTGCCTTTCTACATTGTGGCCTTGCGCCTGTCGTGGTTGCTGTTGTTTTTGTGTGGCGTAACCCGCCTTGTCTAGGGACAACCGCACCCCGTATTTTGTGTGTTTATGACTCTTAACTACTACCTCTTCGCCGACCGCCCAACGGGTCATAGTCTGTGCTGACACCTCACCTACCAATCCATTTTCTAGAATGCAATCAAATCGGTGGTAGGTTGTGCCGTCTTTGCCTTGGTCTGTACCTGTGTGTGTCAGGTGTTCAATCTTTGTCGTTTCCATCGTTTCAGTTTAGGTTAATTTCTTCTAGGTAATCAGTGTATAGTTTCCCTTTTGTTACTATCAATCCTTTGTGTCCAGTATTAACACGTGGGTCTTTGCTGTCGTACTCCCATAGTTCGTCAAGTGTCCACAACTTGCGTTTGCATCGTAGGTCTATGTATTCATCAACTTCGTTGCGCAACCCCGTCACCCACTCTACAAACTTGTTTCCGTCTTGCGTCAGGTATTGTATTTGGTACGCTTTCATCCGTAGTTCTGTTGAATTGATTTTTGGAACTCTGACCATAGCGCGTCAAACTTGCGCTTATACTCTTCCATGTCGCGCACAATTTCTTGCGACGTAATGTGTGCCGTCCATGCGTTGTAGTCCTCCGCAGGCGTATCGGGGTACGCCGTGCTGCGCACCCCGTTTGGCTTCAGTTTACTTTTCATTCGTGGAAGGGTTCGTGTTCATTTCCATCTTAGTGCATAGTACCACTGCGCCTACAATGTGTTGACCCAACATAGCCGACGCGAATACGTTTGGCTTCAACCCCAATAACAACCCCTCTTCGTTGACGTAACAATCGCCGTATGGAGAAGAAACCAATTGAATGTAACCGCCTACGGCTTCCTGCAATGTTTCCAACTTGTCGTTTGGCAGCAACGTAATGTCGGCGTTTTCGCTAATTCTGTACGTGTAACTCATAGTGTTTTGTTTGTTTAACTGACGCTAATGTACGGCAATGTACGCAATATCCAAACGTTGCTTATCAACAATTGTTCGTGCAAAACAGAAAAGGCCGCCCACGTTTGGACGGCCTCACCTGTTGGGAGAATAAAACACTATGCGCTTATCAGATGCCTAGACAAGCGAATGCAATGTACACAACCTAAACTACCCTGCCAACTTAAATCGCTTCTTCTACCCAATCATTCCATTTGCCGCCAGTGTATTCTACGACCCACCACCAACCACCTAAACGCGGTTGCCCAAATCCTTTTTCTGTTTCCCATCCACTAAACCCGTCGCCTAGCTTTTTGTAGCTGCCGCAACGTACGTGGTGGGTAGTTCGTAGGTGTCGTTCCATTTTGCGCGTCAACCTTTCAACGCTCATAGGCACATACCATTTGTTGTGGTCGTGACCACGTAGTAAAATGTCTGCGTCAGGGTATCGCGCGGCGTCTATATCCACGCCCAACACACCTTTACTTCGTGGCGCGTTGCCTCCGTACCCGTGGTGGTAGTGCATCAAATAACTTCGTTGTTCGGTGCGGTACGCAAATCGCCAACGTACCCAACCCGCATAACCTCCTAACTCTATACTACTCCCGACGTGTTGTAGTCCGTTTACTACTCGTTTGCTTATGTCCGTGTGCTGTCGCTTGCGTACGTTTGTTTCGTGGTTGCCCTGCACATAGATAGTTAGTAGGTCTTTGTACGGCTCTAAAAACTTAACCGCATCGTTGACTATCAAATCAAAATAGTCTTGCCCTCTGTACTCAGGGCGTAACCCTGCGGGCAATGTATTGCGTGGGTCGTATTTACCACCCATCGCGTCAAGGAAGTCGCCGTTTAGAAAGATAGCTGCGTTACGTTCACGGGCTAGTTCTAAATGTTTCTTCAATAATTGGCGGTCGCACTTGGTGCTGTCAAAATGTACGTCGCTTAGAAATAGCGTGTACGTTCTTTCGCCTGCCTCAACTTCCCTCTTTACGCCGTGTACATTCCGCGCGTGTATTTGTATTGGTATGCTCATAGAATGACAAACAGATTGGTAGGACACCGACCGCGCACAGAATAACGTGCGGCCAAGTTGCCCCAACCTCCGTTATTTCTGTACACGCTGTCAGTACAATAACGCCGCCTATAGTCCGCTTTGCTGACCAACGACGTAGGTTGCCTTTTGTCTTGAAAATTTCAGTTAGGTCAAGACGTGACAACAAAGACGCTAGGTTAGTCTTCACTCTTCTTACGGCGGTCGCCAGTAATTGCGGTAATCAACACGTCAATATACCCGAAGATTTGGTTGTCGGTTTCAGTTGGTGTCAGGTTGACAATAACTTTTACGAAGGCCATAAGGCCGACTACCAAGGCCAACCAGTTTTCTGCGATAAACTCACTCATGATTTGTAATTAAAAAATTGTATTTGTCTGCGACCTCAAACGAAGGGCACGCTTTTTTAGCGTATTCGTTGTGGCCGTGGATTGTAAGGTGTTGGCCGAATACCATGCGTAGACTCTGCACCAACTTAATGAATGCTATGTCCTGTATCGGCGTCATTGTGTCTTTTGGTTTGTTGTCCTTATCTACCCCACCAATGTAACACACGCCTATGCTGTCGGCGTTGTGGCCGCGTGTGTGCGCCCCCGACTTTTCAATTGGTCTACCCTTTTCTATTGTGCCGTCAAGCCATATCACATAGTGGTAACCAATGTCTGACCAATTGCGCGGCGGGCTAGTATGCCATTGACGTATAGTGGCAACGTCAAAGTGTGCGCCTTCAATAGTGGCGCTGCAATGCAATATAATGCGGTTCAGTGACCTCACTCCACTTTGTTTTTAGCTAGTAGTAGCTTTATCTCATTTACGCCGTCCATCAATTCGCGTAGAATCTTAGCTACGTTCTCCTCATTCTTTTCTAACTGGTACAATCGTGACTTAACCTTCGTCATATCTGTGTGCAATTTGACGTAGGTAGCCAGTATGCCCGTCGCTCCACTAAGTGCTACACTAATCAATTCCTGTGTCATGGCTCTACTACTCTTAGGCGTGTTTCAAGGTCTTCAATCTTAGCGGCCATTTCTTCTAGAATAGGTATCAAAATTTCCGAATCTAGAATGTCCAACTTAGCGTCGTCAGTTAAGGTGTCGATACGTGTGCTCATTGTTGAAATAGAATTGTAAAAGACACATTGCCCATAGCTTGGTTCATGTTGTTTTCTAACCAAAACGCATAAGTTGAACCTTCAGCCATGCCCGCCGCAGCCGTAAATTCAAACGTCGTTTCCATACGCGACGCGTAAACGGGCGTCGTAGTAATCGTTTCCTTGTCCGTAGTTGTGTTATCTAACGCCACTTGTCGCAAGGTCAAACTTAACGTCCCGCTTGTCGGCGCTGTGTATTCATGTCTTAAAATAACCTTCAGCAATTGACCCGCGTTAGGCATGGCTAATTTGTTGCTACGTTGTAACGTAGTGTATTCTGTTTCTGTGTTGCCTACGGGCAAGTACACGTCACGAAGGGCATTATCAAAAAATGACCCAACGACGACACACTTGTTTTTTAACGACGACCCGAAATTGGTTGTCGTAATTTTTTTGCTACTCCCTTCAGCCGAATCAGTCGTGTCACTGACGTCAACAATCATAAGAAGGTCGCCTTTTGCCGCCTCTGTTATTGCGGTTAGGTCGGTTACTTTTTTGTTTGCCATTGCTGTAGGTATTGACTCAACTTCTCAAAGTTTGCCACCTGCGACTTGCGGGGTTTATGGTCGCCAGTTGATAGCCGACAAGAACGCTCGTCGTTGGTTGTCGGGTACTTTGGTTTCGTAGACATTTAGGTTTTGAAAATAGTTACGCGTCGTCGGGTGAATGTCGTCCTCTGTGTTTGTTTGGTACTCAGGGTACAACTCTGTGTGGTGTCTAAGACGTTCAATCAAACGTTCGCGGTAAAACATAGCCATGTCTTCAGCGCGGTCTAAAACAAGTTTAATGTCTGAAATACTAGCGTTACCTCCCTGCTCAGTGTCGGGCAAGGAAATTGTGTTGTTGGCAAATCGTAGGCGCAAACTATATGCAACCTCGACAAAGGCAAATTGAGTCAAGGCAGGCAAGATGTAATCAACCAACAAGGTCTTGTATTGCACATTTTGTTCTTGGTCAATTTCATTGTTTGTTACCAGTTGCTTTAGCTTCTCGTCTAGCTGTGTACCTAGAACGGGCAAAATATGTCTGTCCTGTGCCAGTACAATTTGTGGCTTTAATAGGTCGTCGTCAACACTTGAACCAATTGTAGTGTCACGCTTCAAGCGTGCGGTACTCAAATACATTACGGCCATTACCTTACTTTTTCCATGTTTACATTCAACGACAAATTGTAGTCGTCGGCCATTCTAATTACGTCTTGCCGCAAGTCGTCTTGACCACGCCACCTATTACCCATGTATTGAATGGCAACGGCGCGGTCTGTGCCGCGACCCACTGCCCACACACTGACTTCGTGGTTGCGTAGGTTACGCGCCACTCTGTCGCGGCGCAATCCACGTAGTAAGTAAAGGTCACTAATCATTGCTTGTCAATTGGTGCAATTGCTTCGTCACCTTTTTGTACGACGTACGGGTTGTTACCTACCTTGTCCATCACATCTTCAAACTGACCTGCTACCAAGGCGTCCCATTCGGCTTCGGCCTCTTCGGTGTCGGCAAATTTGTATTCAGGGTCGTAGATGAAAATGTTTCGTTGCCACCCGTGGTAGCAATTCTTACCCCCTGCCCACTCAAAAATATCGTAACTGCTCTGACCCGCCGCCGCGAATTGTCCGTTTTCTCCCGCGTCGCTCATGTCTTGAATGTCCTCAAATCGGTACATGACACCCGAATCACTTAGCCCCATCATTTCTACACAAAAGTCGCGGCTTGCTCCTTTTGGTGTGGCCTTACTAGCTTTGAAGTAAGAATAGCGGACGGCAAACAAATTACCTTGCGGGCTTACAATATCGCCGTACTCTGAAAAACTTTCAATGTCGCTGTATGATTCAAGGTTGAACTGCCTGTAGTTGTGCAGTCGCTTGTCTACAGACGTGTCTGTTACTACCTCGGTCTTGACCAGTGTGAACATTTCCATAGGTAGCGGGGCGTTCTTGTCTGACAAATGTGACAACCACGCTTTGCCGTCTTTTTCGCTAATGCGCTTGGGTTTGCTCAATTGCGTTTCGTCCTCTACCTCTGTCGTTTGTTGTTCTTCTTCGGCCACCTCTTCTTCTACAATTCCAATTGCATCGACGCCTTGAATAAACAATGCTTCAGCAACTTCAGGTGTAAACTGCAACATCTGTACCAAGAATACTTTGGCCTGCTCCTCGGTAATAATGCCTTCCTGTACCTTGACCAACACTTCGACGGCACTTGCAATCTGTGCGCCGTTATAGCTTGCCTCTTTGTCTGCGGTTGTCGCATCGCTGCGCACATCCTCAAAGGCCAAAAATGACGCGGGTTGCAACTTGTCAAAGTGCAGGTCTAGCGTCACACCCATAGCCGACAACATAGGGCGCAGCCCCTTAATAAAGGTTTCTTGCATAGGACGTACGACAAGGTTGTGAAACAACTCGTACGACTCTTTCATTTCGTCGGCGTTGTTTCCAAACCCTCCGCCTTCACCACGCAATCCAAACAATAGAGGACTAGTTACGCGGTGTCCTGACAACACCTGCGTCACAATCTGTTCGCTATAAAACGCGTATGTCTTTTGTGGGTCGCTAGGTTGAAACGCCTCAAAGGTTGGTGCGTCGTCGCCGCTATCGCTGTATGTAATCAGAAACTTGCCTGCGTTACTTGCGCTACCAAACTTGTCATAGATAAGACGCTCTAACTTTTGGCGCTCTTCGTCAGACGGAACGCCCGAACGGAAGTTAATAACCATGCTAGGAAACAACCCGTTCTCTAAACTGCTGCTGTGAAACTCGGCAATCTGTCGGTCTGCGTCAATCCAACTTAGCGCACCAATGTAGTCGGGCAACCCATAGTAAAACGACTGCGGGTTGTACATCTTAATTTGTACAATAGTGCTTGCCGCTGTGCGGTCAGTGGTACTAAATGCGGGTATCGGTTGCGGCGGGTTTTGTCCTACGGACGTCCAGTCGGCGCTGTAGTAATATGTATTTACCTCGTCGTTGTCGTCGGCTTTACCTGCTCTTACATTGGCGGCGGGTACGTGGTGTACCTCGACAATCTGTGTTCTATCCTTACTCCAAACTGGGTTCAAGAAACATTGCCCGTACAACTTCAAATCGTACGCCGCACGCTTCAAACACGTTTCGTCACCAAAGACTTGTTTGACACGTAGCCATTGTTCAATATGCTTGTCTTTGTGTGTAGCTTCAAGGCCATGCCCGTAAATCATATCGGCTACTCCCTTGACAATTGCGTTGTGCATACCACTGCCCAACATTAAACTTTCAAGGTACAGAAACCACATATTGTCTTCGCCCGCGTCTATCCATTCGTGGCGGTTGCTTTCTTCAAATACGGGCGACGGCGTAGTGCCGTAAGGCATAACGCTCAGGTTTAACTTATCCATTGTACACTACGTCAGGTGAAGGGTTAGTGGTATAGGTATTGTAAGGTTTCGGCTCAAACGCATTTTTGCCGTCGTATCGAAGGTACATTAAATGTCTTGCCTTATCCGTTGTCCCCTGTTTAATGTCTACCCTGTACATACCTATTTCTAAATTTCTTAAATCTAGGTTAAACGACACGGCGCGGTCATTGACCTTTACATTTGTGCCGTTTTGCGTCGTCGATTCTTTCGTTTGCAGATTTACCATTTCGGCAGTAATAGCCGTTTCACTATCGTATTCTGCAATGTGTACCTGAATGGTTGCCGCAGTAGTGCCGTGAATGAATTGTAACATCTATCTAACAATATAAGTATGACCACAAAAAAGGGGGCACGCAGCCCCCTTTCTTATATCTACTAATTCGATTATTCAGTAATCGTAATTTCGGTGTCCTCGAAGTTTTGGAACGGCGCAGCGGCAGGCGACGCGGGTGTGCCTCCAATCATGTCGTAGAACGCGATTGATTCGCGGCCTGTAAACACAATCTGCATACCATTCTTATCGCCCATAGCTTGCCCTGTGCTGATTGTACCTGACGTCACGTCCATGCCGTTCTTGCCTCCCAACAACAACAAGTTACCTTGGTTGTCTTCAACAACAATTTGTGGACGGCCATAGGCCAAAAGACGCAGGGTGTTTGCGTCGGTGTTCGTCAACTTAATGAAATCGACCGTGAGAACTTGCTCAAAGTAAGTAGTACCTGTCGTCGGGTCTGACGTCACGTTAATGTCCAAACTAGCCATTTCGCGTCGCAACTGGAAGTAGTACAAACCAAAAGCGGTCTGTGTTGTCCCATCCGTTCCGTACGCTGAAATTGCTGTAATTTCATTATCTGCGTTAATAGTGGTGTTTGTGTTGTTGTACCACTCGTCGTAGTTGTGAATGTAGATACCCTTAATACCACCCGTAGCGTCTTTGCACGAAGTGCCCCGACCTGATGTAATATCGCAACTCATGTCTTTACGGGTTTAAGTATTACGCAGGTGTCCAAGTGCCACCAATAACTACGTCTGCGGCAATGCCTGAAGCACAACCCAATCCAAACTGCATGACCACACGCACGTTATCGCTGCCGTCGTACTGGTAAACTGGAATGTATTGTGCATCAATCAGGTCTGTCATAAGGTTAGAACCAACGACCAAGTTCTCAGTCTGTGCCAACACAATAGCGTCGTCAAACATACCTGGGCACTCAGCAATTGCAATTCCAAGGAAGTTCAATTGACCGAACGCTTGGTTGGTAACCTGTGCGTTGTAACCTGTTCCAACTGAGTCGCCTGAAGTCAAGGCAGAACCACCCGCTGTTGCCAATGCTTGGCGGTACAACGCGGCTGTCTTAGAAGATACAAAGAACTTCAGGTCGGGCTTCGCCAAAATTCCAGACTTATCGGCAGCGGCTTTTTGGTACACTTCGCCAAATGACGCAATAACGTTAGTTGCGCTCAATGACGCAGCGGTAAACTCTGTGTAGGTTGCCCCTGCGCACGCTGA